CAACGCAAGCACCAATAGAATTCATAACGTCAGCAATGCATCGGACTTCATCGATTTTACCCTTCATGTATCGTTGCATAATATTATGGACACGTTCGTGTAGTTTAATGAGTGGATCAGGACCGCTTGCGATACCTCCAAAACCTTTGATAATTGCACCAGCAGGTCGTACAAGAGAATAATCAAAATCTGGCATCTTGTTACGCATAGTTTCCTTTACATAGTAGTCTTCTGAGACACTGTCTGAATGGTCTCTCTTGGAATGAGGGATGTAACAACCAAGCAAATACCTCAAAGAAGATACCCAACCTTCACGACTGTCTTGGACGACAAATTTAACACTTAGGGAAGTGTCAGATGAAACCTTAGTACAGCCCTTCCAAACAGTGTTGAAACCGATACCAACACCGTGCATCAGCATATCCATGGTCCAGTCTGCAGCAGCAATAAAGTCAGTTGTATCAACAGCACCACAGTTATTAAGCGCAGCAGAACCAACTCGGTCAACATGCTTGGTACCCATTGCCCACAATCCTCTTCCAGGAGGCAAGAAGCGCATATTTGCAAGATAAAGCCCGAAGTCAAGAGCATAATTTTGCCAATAATTTTCGTCCCATTGCAAGTAGTTATTTAACATATGACTTTTTCGAATACTAATTACGCCTTCTATGACACGTACAACAGTATCTCCCCAGTGTTCTTGACCACCATTTTCAAGCTGTCTGCTGTAAGTACGGTAGTATGTTACTTCACCAAAACCATTGAAACCGAACTCGGGTTTAATAGCTTTAATACGTTCGATATTTTCACTATTAAGCACAAACTTGTGTTGGACAAACATTATAAAATAGTATAAAATATTATTTTAAATAAAATAAGTAAATATATAATAACTATGAGATTACCAAAAAGAAATAAAATTGATAAAAAGAAAAAAATAGACTTTGATTTTGAATGGGTATATGAACAACATGAAAGTTCTGTTAAACCATCTGGTTTTTGGTATTCTTGTTATAATTCTTGGTATAACTGGACAGAAATGAATGATGGATTTGGGCACCATAAATATATTCATAAAATAAATATAAATAGTAAAGTATTAACTGACATTGAAAATAAAAATAAAGACAAACTATTAGTAATAAATAATCTAAAAGATTTTGATATATTTAACAAAAGATATGGTCATAAGGCAGTGATACAGTATCCACCGGGAGGTAGTCCCAAAAGAAGATTTGGTGATCCTGATAATACCACCCCTGACATACATCCCCGCGCATATAAAGATAAAACTAAATATGTTTTTATTAACTGGGATAAAGTTTCAAAAGATTATGGTGGGATTGAGATATGTCCTTATTTACCACAAAGAAAACATTATTTATGGTATAGTTCATTTGATGCAGCAAGTGGGTGTATTTGGAATACTAAATCAATAATTAAAAATTCAGAATTAATTTATGAAAAGAAAAAAGGAAAATATGTTAAGACTAATGCGTAAAAATATTTATTTATTTTTAATTCAAAACTCTGTTTTAAAGTCAGCATTTTAAATCAGCAAAGGTGTAAAAATATTTATTTATTTTCTTAAACGCATACGAGGTGGCGTATTTTCTCTTTTTAGTAAAGAAGCATGCTCTTTACCATCGTCTTTTCGTATTACTAAAGGGGAGGGAGTTCTTTTAGTAGGTGTTGAATTTCTTTTAACGGGAGCGGGAGCAGGAGCAGGAACAGGAGAAGGAGAAGGATTTCTTCGTGTAGGTGTTGAATTTCTTTTAACGGGAGCGGGAGCAGGAGCAGGAACAGGAGAAGGATTTCTTTTAATCGGAGCAGGCGAAGGAGTTCTTCGTGTAGGTGTTGAATTTCTTTTAACGGGAACAGGAGCAGGAGCAGGAACAGGAGCAGGCGAAGGAGCTCTTCGGGTAGGTGTTGAATTTCTTTTAATGGGAGTAGGAACAGGAACCGGAGTAGGAACAGGAACAGGAGTAGGTTCAGGAACAGGTCTCGATTTATTTATAGACGAAGATCTTCTAACAGGTATTTTAGATTTAGTTTCTTGTTTTGAAATAACAACTATTTCATTTTGTTTATTAACTACTTTTGTTCTATATGGATTAATCTTACCACGCATATATAATTTTAGATTATATATTAAAAAAATATTTATCTACGTCTTCCTCCACGAGGCTTAGAAACAGAACGTTCTGTAGCAGCAGCAGGAGCAGCAGCAGGAGCAGGCTTAGTAGCAACAGGAGCAGGTTGTGGCTTTCTTACAGGAGTTGGATTTCTTTTAGGTGCAACCTTTTTAATAGTCATGGATCCATCTTGATTGATAGCAATAGTAGCCAATGGTTCTTTTACAGGTTCAGTAAACTTCAATACAATACTATTTCCATTAAATTCAGTAGCAACCCATTGTTTAACTGGAACAGGAACAACAGCAGAGGCAGCAGGAGCAACAGGCTTAGCAGGAACAGGAACAGGAGCAGGAGCAGGAGCAGGAGCAGGTTCGGATGTAGTCTTCTTCAAGGTTACGCTTGTTTTGGTAGATCCAACAAGAACAAAACCTTCTTCTGCTACAAGACGTTTACGTTCATTGTAATAAGCCACTTTGGTCTTAAATTGCCCAACAGATAAAACACGAGTTTCTTCTCCCATATAGTTTATACATAGATTTTATTCGTAAAAAAGTTATCAAAAATACCTTACACATATATAATGAAAGAAATACCAAAATTAATACACCAAATATGGTATCAAGGTGAAGAAAATATCCCAATAGAATATTTAAAGTATTCTAAATCATGGACAAAACTAAATCCAGACTACGATCATTTAATATGGGATGAAAATTCTATTGACAAACTAATAAGAAAAAAATTTAAAAATTATTACAATCTTTACTTAAGTTTTCCTAATATGATTCAAAAAATAGATTTTGCAAAATATTGTATTATACACGAATATGGTGGTGTATATGTAGATATGGATTGTGAATGTATTAAGCCTATAAGTAAAATATTTTTGAAAAAAAGACTACTATATGTAGTTGATTTGGAAATAGATATATTTGAAAAAGTATTAGCAAACTATTACGGTAAACAATTATTTAATAACGGATGGTTTGCATCTTTGCCTAAAATTCCTGTTTGGCATCTTTTGTTAAAACATATTAAACGTGTCAATCTAGAACGCGAATGGTATGAAACAAATATTTCTTATATTTTCAGAACAACTGGTCCTAAAATATTTTCAGAAGTATTATCATCATATATTGAACAAGAACAACGTGTTTATATATTAAAATCGTCTGAAATAGATCCAATAAAATGGTGTGATTATACAGTACCATCCCAAATAAATTACAATGATTATCCTAATTCATACAGTATACATCATTATGGAAGCAAACGCATCAATGGTAAATCATGGCAATCTAATATTGAAATTATAGCAGGTATTACCCTTGGATATATAAAAAAACTTTGGATTTTTATAGTACTGCTAATAGGATTATTCTTTTTAGATCATGCATATCCCCTTTTCTAATTCTGGTATTTTACGCTCTTCAAGTACCATATTCCAAAAAGTTTCAAGTAATGGAAGTTTTTCTGCAAACCAATTTTTATCTCTTTTTACTTCATTACAATTCATACGCAATAAAGACCAAAATATTACATCAGTTATTATGCAATTATTTTCAATAAGGTCTTGCACATTATTATTTTTCCATGCCATAACAGAGTCAATATTGTCATGAAATCCTAATGGCATGTACAAATAGTCTAGTTCTGCTATTTCGTCTTTCAAAAATTCTATGATTATTCCTTTTTCATTAGTTGTATCCAATACAATAAATTCTTCATAAGTATGAGTTATAAAATTACATTCAAAAAAGTGAGTTATATCAAGATTCAAAACTTCCATTTGCAACTGCATTTGCTCATAATATAAACGACTTATATGTCCATCTACAATACGTGACGTAGGGCATTTAATTTCAATATTTATTAATCCGTCTGTAACACCGTCTGTTGAAGCACCAATAAATGAATAAATTGGATGTTTTATTAATCCAAAATCATGTGTTATTGTATTTGTTCGATAAGAATAAACCATATTTGCTAATGGTTCGTATAATTCGCCGTATGTTGTGTATACATTTTTAATATTTTTAGAGTATTTACCGTAATGCGCTTTTTCCATAATCATGCTTTGAAGTGTTTTTGATTTGTAGTTGTTTGTTATTTTTGCAACAACACTTGCTGTTATACACTCATAACGTGCATTAAGCCATTCTTTTGATTTTTGTTGCGTCATTGACCTATTATAAAACTCTTGAATACGACTATCGCAAAATTCTTTTTCTTTTATGTACTTGTCATCGACTACTGGTATCCCATTTACAAATTTTTTATCACAAACAGAACAAATTCGTGAATCTACTAACATTTTAAAAACACATTTATGACTAAATACATTAGGAGAAGAAACGGCTTTCAAAGGTTCAACTTTCAAAGGTTCAACTTTCAAACTATGAGCTTTCAAAGGTTCAACTTTCAAAGGTTCAACTTTCAAACTATGAGCTTTCAAAATAGTTTCTAAAGTTACAGTTGGAACACTGCGTTTTATAATCATTGTAAATTTCTTACAAGTTTTACAAGTTTTACAAGTTTTACAAGTTTTACGGTCTTTGCTCATCATACAGTTATAAAATTTATATTTAAAAGCGGTTTATACTGGTTAAAATAAAAAAATATATTTTAAGTATCATGGAAGACAGCTATGAAATTATAAACAATAGATTTAAAATATTTAAGAAATGGTTTATTGGTAGCGGAGGATTTAGTCGTGTATTTATGGGTTATGACACAGAACAAAGCAAATACGTAATAATAAAAGTATACAACACGCAAAAAACACTGAAAAACGAAATAGAAATGCTAGAATATTTACAATGTACTGGGATAGTACCTCAAATTTATGCTAATGGTAAATTTAATAATACTAAAAATTTTGTTATAATGGAAAATTTAGGAATTAGTTTACACAAAATAATTCAAAAAAATAATAAAAATGAAAAGTTAGGTCTTGGTCCTTGTTTGTATTTTATGTACGAGCTAATACACTGCAATAAAAAAATTCATAACTTGGGAATAATACATAGGGATGTTAAACCATCAAATGTTGTTATACACGACAAATCTATTTACCTTATAGATTTTGGATTAGCAATACGTAAAGAACATGCGGAAAATGTTAAAACTGTTGGAACTAATCACTATATGAGTATAAATTCACATAATATAGAACCAAAAAATTATGACGAATACGACGACATAGAAAGCTGTTTTTATACGCTTATTTATTTATTAAAAGGTAGACTACCATGGACAAATCAAAAAGACAAAGAAATAGAAAACTCAAAAAAACATTTAAAAACAAAAATGACTAAATTTTCAAAACTTATACAACAAATAATGCAGTTGTGTTTTAATAAAAACGACAAAGATATACATACTAATATAATGAAAATAATAGAAGATTATTTATTAAACAGAAATAGTTCTATTCAAAATGAAAAAGAAAAATTTTTTCTTTTCGTTGATGCGGTAAATTCATATTAAAATAAAAATACTAAGAGTAACCAAGTATAATATTTTAAATATGGAAATAATTAATCGCCCGAAAGAAGTAACAAGAAACAAACTTCTTGTTATAAAAAGCAAAGAAGACGAGCTAATGGATACGCTTGTAAATTTTTTTAAACTAGAAAGCAATTTAGACGTAATGATACCTATTTTAAAAGGTGAAACAAAAATTTCACTGCGTTTAATAGATTACTTTGTAACAAATTATTCGAAATTTAATAATACAAAATATGAAATACGACGCGTTAGAAATGGTAAAATGATATCAAATTTATTTTTCGTTCATACTTACTATAAAGCGCAACTTAAATCATATAGTAAAAAATTATTTGACCCATTTTGTAGACGTTCGCGTATATGGTTAGAATACGATAACAACAAATCTATTCATACTACTATAGGACAGCTAAACTTTTTTAGATGGGCAATTGAAAATCACATAATAGAGTACATAGAAAAAAATTATGACAATATAACTGCACAAATGAATGAAAAATCAAATGTTAATGTATCTGCATCAAAACTTATTTCAGGTCACAAGTGTATAATAACCTTAACATTTGATTAATCATTATTCCGCATTTTAATTTGCTCTTCTACAACAGCGTTTAGAACAGCATGATTTATATTTTTTCTTTCCATATACGAGTTCAATGCTCTTGTATCCTTTGGAAAACATAATCCTCCGAATGACAATTTGCCATCACTACCAGGAACCTTAGTATGCATTGGATTTATCCAACCATTCATAATACATAATTCAATAACTTTATTGTACGATGCGTGATTATTAGTTAGTTCATAAATTTCATTAAAAAATTGTATTTTTGTAGCATAAAAGCAATTGCAAGTTAGTTTCATAATTTCAGATTCAGTTGAAGAACAAATCGATATATCTGATTCTGGAAACATAGCTCGATAAAAATCATACAATTTTTTAATATCTACTTGGTTTACCATTGTAGATTTACCAAGTATAATATGATGTTGGTTTTCAAAATCTTCACGAGCAGTTGATGCAGTTAAGAATTCTGGATTATGAATTAAAGGCAAATTGTACAAAGATGATAACTTTTCGCTTGTATTTGGTAAAATCGTACTTTTTATTACAATAATTCCAGTATATTTAATACTATTCAAATACTTGCAAGTACTATGCAAGCTTTCAAGGTCATAATCTTTTGTTTTTTCATTATAAAGAGTAGGGAGGCATAAAAAAATAATTTCTGAATTTTTTACTGTATTTTCTAGTGTTCCAATATTTTTATATTTATCATAAATTAATATTCTATGACCCTTTTCCTTGAAGCAATCAGACAAAGCACCGCCAACAAAACCGAAACCTATTACACCTATATGCATATTAAACTATGTATATAAATAAAAATAATAAAAAAGACGCATTACTTAGTTAGTGCAGCTGCAACAGGAATAATTCCAGTCAAAACTGTAGGAATAACAGTGTTATCGCTCAATGGATTAAACATGGGAGATTTTTCAATGTTTGCTAATGTTACCTTATTAAGTTCTGCCAAATTTACACCTTTGGCATGAAAAAGACCGACGTAGTTACTAGAACCACCACCATTTTGGTCCTTAGAGCTTTCAAATGGAGCACATGAACAAGTCGACAAAGATGACATTATAATATAACCTAACAAATTATTTATTTCTTTATTTTCGATAATCTATTAATAAATAATTTCATGCTTCGTTCGCTAGATACAGGATATTTAGTAATAAGATTTTTTAATACAATATCACTATTGGAGCTTATAAAATCCGGTACATTAATAGACATATTTTTATTTAACTTGGTAATATAACTTGCATTATCAACAATAACAGTATTTTTTTCGTTTAAACACCTATACTTATTAAATAGTTTTTCAAGTGGTTTATTTTGATAACCCTGGCTATCTTTTACACAGTCACGTCTGCTATAAAAAAATAATAATTTATTGAATTGTTGTGGTGTAAGTATATAGTTTAATATTTTTGTTGCATATTTTCTATCTGCTGCAGTCCATATTGCAACGTGGTCAAAATTCTTAAATGCGCTTTCTAAAAATTCTTTTAAATATGGTCTAAATTTAACACAATAATATTGCTTATCTAATTTAAAACATTTGTCGTAACTAGACGGCTTAATTTTAGACAAATCTTCCAAACTTTTTTCAGTCGAATGTATTAATGTTTCATCTATATCCAGTACTATACAACTATGAAACTTTTTGAACATTATATTATATGGTTACATAATATACTTAAAAATTTATTCCTTCAAAAAATGAGGTGAAATATAGCGTTGCAAATTAAAATAGGTCAACTTGATATCAGGTTCGCCAGTACGCTTGTTAACTTGATGTTCAAAAGCAGCTGGAAGATTCAAAAGCTTTTGCAATTCTTTGTCCTTAGTGTACAAAATAGTACGCTTGTCATTTTCGTCTTGCAAATTGTTAGACTTAATCTTTTCGTGAATCATCTTAACTGCTTCAGTACGAGAAAGCTTATCAGAGGAAACACCTAGGTACTTAGCAAGCTGAGGGGTAATCTTGGTAGGAGCAGCAAATCCAGCATTTTGGGTTCTAGGTCTTTTTTGAACCTTCTTTACATTCTTGTTTTCCTTTAGTTCCTTTTCATGCATGGTCTTCATCGCACGGACGTTCTTGATAGCATCTTTGGTATCCAGAACAATTCTTTGCATTGATGCTACTAGTTCGGCATTAATCATAGCATATGTAATAACATCTTCAGCGGGGGCGGGGACGGAGACGGGGACGGCGACAGGGACAGGAGTAGGTTCAGGAACAGGGACAGGGGTAGGGGCAGCTACAGTTTCTTTCTTTTTAGAAGCAGCAGTAGTCGTAGTCGTAGTCTTTTTTCCGGTGGATGTATTAGCGCGTGCCATTTGTATACACTTGTTTAAGTTATTTTTAACGGTATTTTTACGCATAAATTTTTAAATTTATAGACTGCGTAAAAACTGCAAATAAATAAAAATTTAAAAATATAATTATGGAAAATTGGAATAAGCTTAGGACGCTATGGTTTAATAAACAAGAATGCCATCGTCTTGTTAAAGACGATATTTTAATATTTTTAGACTTAGAAACAACAGGTATTCCTCTTAAGTACAATAGTAAAAAATTTTTTTATTTTGAAAATGCACGAGTTATAGAAATAGCATATTGTATAACTAATTTAAAAGGTAAAGTGTTATGCTCCAATAGTTATTTAATAAAAGGAAATAATATTACAAATTCACATGTACATGGTATAACAAATTCAATGGTATTAATGAATGGAATAAACAGCATTACCGGACTTGAAGAGCTAATAAAAGATATTAATGAATATAATGTAACTACATTAGTATGTCATAACATTAATTTTGATTTTAATGTTTTATGTTCCGAATTTTACAGGCATAATATGCTGCTTAATGCTAAGAGATTTGAAAATCTTAAACAGGTATGCACTATGGAAAATGCTGGTTATTTACTTAAACTAAATAAATATATAAAGCTTATAGACTTATATAACAGTCTTTTTGACGAAAAGAAAATTCAAACACATAGAGCAATGGATGATGTGCGTATGTGCATGAAATGTTTTTTCGTTTTAAAAAATAAATATGGAAATAGACAGCATAATAAATAAATTTAAACAAGACTACAGTCATATAGGAATACACAAAAATATAGACAAAGTAATTGAAAGCAATGAAATATATATACAACGTGATTCAAAAATTATTTATATTCAAACAGCAAATAAATTAATTGTAGGTTTAAAATTTTAAAAACTTAAGTTTATAAAGTGTATAAACTGGATAAACTGGATAAATGTTAGACAAATTATGGTCACAGCTGTTAGACGAGTTTAGTAAAAAGAAAAGCAAAACAATGATTGTTGAAACTATTTTAAAGCCGTTTGGTATGTATATTTTTCAACTGTCGTTACCATATTTAATAATAATTGTATTTCTTTTATTGATTAATGCGGTTATAGTTGGAATAACATTGTTCAAAATATCTGAACTGTGAGTTATCGTCTATATAATTTGAAAAAACAATAGATAATATATCATTTAGTGATTTGACTATATCGTCATGGTTAGATGACAATTGAACTTTATAAACACGTATATTAAACAGTGGATCATTCAATACGTTTTCAATAAAAGACGTTTCGTCGTCATACAACAGTATTACAACACTAGGTAAACAATTTTTACTATTAAATATATGCTTATATATAGCATAGTCTTTTTGGTTATATTTTTTATTATTTATCATATATTGTGGAAACAGTACAATATTTGAAAAAACATTAATATACACTTTATCACTTATTGACCACAGTGTCCTAATATAATTTAGAAGCTCTGTAAGACTAGGACTGTGTATATTAAAAAATATTGTATCGACAATATGGTTATCTAAAGAATTATTTTCTTTTTGTATTAATTCTAGTAACAGCTCGGGATTCGATGTTTCAATAGAAATTCGCATTTATAATATGTAACACATTATTTAGAATAATTTTCTTCAATAAATGTATATGAATGTCCCTATGTATTTGCTGTTAGGCCTACTAGGCACTGGCGTCTATATGAAAAATCGAAATGTTAAACTAGAAGGATTTAAGACTAATACCAATAATCAGGTTAAGCAATCCAATGGTAAAAATATTTACGAGTCTACAGAATTTAATAATGTTACAAACGAAGAACAAATACGAGTAACTAAAAGATGGGACGAAGCGTATGATACTATTAATACAAACATAGTACCTTTTTATTATAACACGCTTAAAGAAGACGCCGACATAAAGAAGATCCAAAATCCTAAGTATGATACTAAGTTAGCTACTAGCTTAAAAACTATACCGGATCAATTTAAAGAACTTGTAAAATCAAGCACAAGTTCTGAAAGCAATAATAATGGAATTATAAATCCTTATAATAGTTCCCTTGAAAGTGATACTTGGAATAGTATGATTCCTGATAGCGGAAAGGATCTAAAGCATGCAAACATGGTTCCATTTTTTGGTAGTCGTGTTACTCAAAATATGGATGCTTCTACTAATTTTAGACAGCTTGAAAATTTTACTGGTCAAAAGCCTTTGAACCAAGCACATAAGAAAGAAATAGAGCCACTTTTTAAGCCAACGTCAGGATTTACCAATATTAATGGAACGTACACTGAAGAACGAGATATGTCTCGATATATTCCTAATAATATTGGTAAAAAAAACAACGAACTTCCCTTTGAAAAGGAATATGTAGGTCGTGGATTGAATGACGGATTTACTTCTAAACCATCCGGTGGTTTCCATAATACTCTTCGTGTTTTGCCTAAAAAAACAGACGATATGCTTGTTAATCCTAAATTTGAAAATGAAGCTCGCATTAATACTGGTAAAGGTGAAACACAAAAACGGACAATGGAAATGGAAGTACACAAAAATAGACCAGAACTTATTGTAAACAACGAACAAGGTGAACGTAATTTTACTACTGTAGGTAGTCAAAGAGAATCTATTGCAGTACCAGAATACATATTACGTGATACTAGCAAAAAGAACAACAAAGCTATGTCTGGTTGTGCTCAGCCAGGTGCACATAAAAAACATACAAATGAAAAATTATTACCAAAGAGTAAGAAGTCTTCAAAACAAAATTTCAAAAATACTGCTTTCCGTAACATTGGAACTTCTGATAACAAAAAATCAAACGACTACGGAAGAAGTGGATTATCTATGAAACCCAATGAACGTATGACCACTGGAACTAAAAAGTTTAGCACGTTTATTAAAGGTAATAAAGAATCTGGAAAAATTTACAATCTTGATAAAGCAAAAAGCACTAAAAAAGAACAATATTCCAAAGCACATCGTGCTTTTGGTAATGCAGCTTCTAATAAACATAAAGGAAAAGTCTATAATGTAAACGAAAAAGCTAAAGGAACTATTCGTCAACAAACAGAAAAGAATAAATACAAGGGTGTTTCTAGCGCCATAGACAAAAAGCCTCGTTCTTACAAAGACGCTTATGCTATGGAACAAAACTACGACAAAGAAATTATTACCAAAATGCCAACTCGAAGTGGTTCCGGTGTTAAAGTTACAAATAATAATGTAAATATGGAAACAAAGAAGCTTGATTATGACAGAGTTAATAGTCGTGCTTTTGCAAAAGATAGTGCTTCTGGTAATGTTTTTAATCCAGAAAATATTTCAAAAGATACAATAACTTCATATAAGAATAATCTTTCAAATGAATACCAACAAAACCTCATAGATCCGAGCATTTTGAATGCGTATCACTCGAATCCGTTGACTCAGAGTCTTCGATCTTATTATTAGGAAACATTTCTAGTAATTTAGTTTCGTTGTAGTCATTAAAAAGCTGTCGCATATATGCAGTTTTAAATTTGTTCATATTTTTATGCTTATGAACAGTTATATTTTTCCAGTTTCTTTCGGGAAACTTTTCTTTTATACAGCGAATAATGGATATTAAATACATATCAACAATATTTTGCATTTGGGCGTCGTTTACATTATGCCCGTTGTTAAGAAGAAATTTTATTGTATTTGTATAGCATAATAACAAGGCATCTATTTCACTTTTTTCATTTGTAGTATTACATATTACTGCTACTTTATTTAACAGACATGCAATTGTATTACTAAATAGTTCTTGGTTAGTTATAACTGGAATAACGTAGTTATTTTCTAAAATATTTAAATATTGTAAGTCATATATTCTTTTTATATCGCCTTGTATTATTCGTTCGCGTACTTGTCGTATTATTTCATTACCTGGTAATTGCAGTTTAATATTTTTATTTTTTAAATATACTAAATATTGTCTATTGCATACAAATACAAGTTCTGTTATTTTATCTTGGTCTGCATTTGGTAACTGAAACAGAATAGCTTTATTATACAGCAAAAATTTTACTACTTTTTCATAATCCATAGACAACATACACTTATAAATTAGTGGATAATACATTCCATGAACATTTTGGACTGGTAACTGTGAGTTTACATCTATTTTATATTTTTTTATGAAAGATATAATAGCGTCACATCGCGGCTTTTTTTCATGTATTAAATACGACAATGCTTTTAATTTTAGATAATTTTTTTGAAATACATAATGTTCATCTCGTTGTATTTCACCTTTTGTAAGCATAATATTTTATTTTATATAGTACAATTCTTTAAAACGTTCTTAAAATAAACATAGTCAAATTTAAAAGATATGATACGAATTATATTTTTTGTCATAAATTTCTTTGTGAAAATTTTCAATCGTTTTTTATTAAGTAGTATTCATGTTGATTTTAGCGATTTGCGAGAAGAAGTAGTTAATGAAGAAATAATTACGGACAAAAAGGAAGTAGTTAATGAAGTAGAAGTAGTTAATGAAGAATTAGTTACGGACAAGGAGGAGGAAGTTACGGACAATGAAGAAATAGTTAATGAAGAAGTAATTACGGACAAAGAAGAATTAGTTACGGACAAGGAGGAGGAAGAAGTAGTTACGGACAAAAAGGAAATAATTAAGGAAGAAGAATTAGTTACGGACAAGGAGGAGGAAGTTACGGACAAAAAGGAAGAAGAAGTAGTTAATATTACAATAAATCCTCTTAAATCAATATGGTTATACTGGTACCATGACAATAATTTTAAAGAATCTTACACTATTGATGAATTTAGTTTGTTATACCGAATAGTTACTGTGGAAAAATATTTAAATATATATAATTATTTACCGGATATACGTTATGGACATTACTATTTAATGAAACAAGGAATCGTACCACTATTAAACTCATATGAAAATGTAAATGGCTTTACTGTTGATTTAAAATTTCCATTGATTGACACAGAAAACATGGAACATTTAAAAGAAGTTTTTTACATATGGTACACAATTTCAAAATTAGCAGTAGAAGAACGGTTATTTAAAAATAAAACACATTCAAAATACGTAAATGGTGTATCCATAAGCTGTTTTTACAAAAAGTCAAAATTTAAATTTAAAATAAGTATATGGCTTCGCAATAAAAAACATAAACACCCAAAATATTTTTCACCAATAAATTTCACCACGAAATTTTTCTCTCATGTAATTGAATATGAAAATTGTGATTTTATTGATAATCAAAATAAGTTAAAATATATTTAAAATATATATGCCAGCATTACTTTCTGAAGTATTTAAACATAATAATTATAGCTTATACAATGGCACAATACAAAAGCAAGAAAATAAATGTGACGAAATAATAAAACATTTTGAAAATTGCAAGGATTGTCAACAGCGTGTTATTAAATTATTGCAAGAAAAAGACAATTTAAAGACACAACTAGACGAATTAAAGCAAGAAAATTTAAATTTAAGTGAACGAATAAATCAAATTGCAGGTTCAAAGAACTTTTTATTAAATATTATTCCAGAAGATAGCAATCCCATTGTAGTAGCAATAATTGCATTAATAATAGTAGATCTATTAACAAAATTTTTTAAAAACTAGTTATTTCACTTGTATAAATGTGAAATTTTAAAATTTATTTTTTTTTAATTGTTTCTCTCGTTTCTCTTTAATTTTCTCTTGTTTCTCTCTAAATTTCTCTTTAAATATTGTTATTTGTTCTTCTAAATCATATTCGTCTGGTAATTTCATTTTAATATTTTCTCTTTCTCCATTATCTAATTTTCTATCATAAACAAGATGAGTTTTTGCTTTATTAATAGTATAATAAGTTGGCAATTCTCTCTCTTTTTTTTCATAAGTATCATTATCTAAATCTTCTACAATTTGATTTGCTTGTTTAAGTTTATCTAATATAGAAATTTTACCTGATTTTGAACTAGTCAAAGGTTTATCTAATTTTGGGTGTTTTTCTACTTTAAAGAATTCTCTCCATAAATCTTTCTTTTTATCCAAACATTCTTTGTAATAAACTACATATTTTTTTAGCATATCTTGGGTAATACCTTTGGGTAAATCTCTAGCATTATGTTTGCGTTCTCTCTTTGTTCCTTCTTTAATTCCTTTAGAATTTTCTCTTTGTTCCTTTCTTGTTGCAATTCTTAAATTATTAAAACAATTATTTAAAGGATTTTGGTCAATATGGTCTACACTAATTTCTTTTGTTCCTCTTCCATTGCCATAACAATCTGTTATTACTTGATGTATATATAATTTATTATTTCCTTGAATATAACCATTTTCTAGATAAGACCAAATAATAGGTATTTCATAATTATTTTTTTTTTCAAATTCTCTAATTATTTTATAAGAATGATGACATAATATACACATAATATTTCTATTACAAAGCATTAAATATTTTTCCTCATTTTTTTCATTTAAAATTTTACATATTGGATTTTTATATTGTCCAGAATATCTTCCTTCTTTTACTCTTGTTCCATTATAAATATGTTCAATTACATTAAATTCTTTTACTAATTCTTTAAAAGATTTATTTTCAATTATAATATTATTATCTCTAATATCATATTTATTTCCATTAAGAAAATTCAAATTATAATTTTCTGTTTTTAATCCATATGCAAATTCTAAAAAATCAATATATTTATTATTTATTTTATAAGATGGATAATCATCATTAATATTATGAATTCTAAAATATCTGTCAAAATTTAATATTTTATAAAATAATTCACTATTTAATATATATATTCTATCTCCATATATAATCTTACATTCTTTAAGCGTATCATCTATATCATATATAGGTTTTATTTGCTTCATGATATTCATATTATTATAGTTTATAATATGAATATGTCTTTAAATCAATTTTTAATTATATTATTTTTTTGTTAGTTGAAATTAATTACTGTACGCGAGCCCGCCCATACCCGACATAATACGGAATACGTTGTAGTTGACACCATAGACGCGGACCTTGCAGGCAGTGACACCAGTAGACATGGTCAAGTTCAAAGTAGCGTTATCAATACGGGAGAAGTTAGCAGATCCAGAGGGCTGATGATCTTCGGGCTTCAAAGCAAAGCAGTAGACATTGATACCGGGAGATTCAGGGATGTTGGTATGATGCTGATAGCTCTGGACCAAGTTGAAGTAGGTACCGGTGCGTTCAGCAAAACGGTCCTGACCATTCAATTGCAACTTAGCAGTGGCAACAGTGTTCAAAGCACGGGTAGCACCAGAGGGATCAACACAGTTTTCGGCATCGTCAGCAACTTCGTTGGTATAGTTAGACCATTGATGAGCAGTGGCAGCATCTTCAGTCTGAGCAACCCAAACAAGTTCCTTGACAGGGTGGTTGAAGCTCAACTTGATGCGGGCAGCACCACCGTTGGTGATAGATTCTTCGCCAGTGAACTGCAATTGTTCGATCAAATATTCGTGAGAAACTTGAGCAAAGCGGCGACGTTCTTCGGTATCAAGGTAGACATAGTCAACCCACAAAGAAGCAGAAACCAAAGAAGGAGTACCAGTAATGGTGGTCGTAAGAGAAGTAGCACTAGCATCAATCCAGAGTTCATCAAACTGTTGGAATTCCAAGTTGATCTTGACTTCGTGGTATTGAAGAGCAATCAGGGGGAGAGCCAAACCAGCGTTGCGGCAGAACCAGAACTGAAGAGGAATATAAAGAGTATATTCCGAAGTAGAACCAGTAACGGGGTATTGCAAAGAAGTAGCAGCATCAGCACCTCCTTGTCCAATCATATCGTCATAACCATGACCAAGGAAATGGCGATGTCCAGCAGCGACAGTCAAATCAGCCCAGATGTTCAACCAGTCACCATAGTGGCGATCAATGCGCTGTCCTCCGACTTCAACTTCAACCTGCTTAATAAGATGATGACCAACATGATCAACCCAGCGGAAAGAACCAGTGGTGATGGCAACAGCAGGCAAAGTAGCTTGCAAGTAGACACGTCCAATCAAATCACCGCTGCGAGCAATAAGGGCAGTGACCTTGCGACCGAAGTCAGCGGAACCATTGAAGGTCTGTTCAATGGATTCACAGGCGAAGTTGGTATGGCGTCTATAGACGACCTTGAAGAAAGTAATTTGGGGGTTACCGGACAAGTAAATATCCTGGGCACCATAGGCAACGATTTGCATCAAACCACCTGACATGTTTTTTGCTTTATATAGTAGTTAAAGAAAAAAAAAATTACAAAAAACGAAATTAATTTTTAATTGTTAAAAGACGCGTGGAAGGTAAAACAGGAATTGACGATCCTAAAATTGGACTAACCTCGATTTCATTATAAATCATATAATCCCGTATATCATGAAGCATAGAAATCATCGAGACTTCATCGAGATTATCGTCTACACATTCTCCATAATGTTCTATAAATGTTTTGCACAATAAATGTGGATATTGATTTTGAACAACTCCTCGTCCTTTATGATTCTGTTCTATAGTTCGAAGAGAAAACACACATATATCACCAGAGTATTCTTGCGAATTTTCAATTTCTGTTGTCATGTCAATAGATCCACAATATTCATGTTTTGTACTCAAAAAGTTACCATCATGGCAACAATCCAATAGTGCATAGAATTTTATCCCTTCTTTAATACTCAAAAGACGGTTATCGAAAGTTTTGGCATTAATAACGCCTTTTTCTTTGTAATCGGACGGCACAATAACGTCTTCAATATCATTTTGCTTCAAATTCTTTATTAGTATACCATCTCCAGAGTACAAAAACCATAATTCTTTACAACCTTTTTCATTACCAGCTTCAATAAGACGATCGAGACCATCTAATATGTTTAATTTCTTAGGATCGGATATTTTAAGAATATCAGTTTGTTGGAATCCAAGCTTATCAATAAAAAAGTCTTCAATATTACGAGTAAAAGACTGCTTCTTTTTGTCATTTGTAGAAACTATTAAAACAGCTCTTTCTTTAGGATCAAATTCTACAACTTCTTTGGATCTTTTTTGTGCAGCTTTTTGGAGAACCTTTTCTTCCATTTTCTTTTCCTTTTCCTTTTCCTTTTTCTTTTTCTTTTCTTCCTTTTTCTTTTCTTTTTCTTCTTTTTTCTTTTCTTTTTCATTCTTTTTTTTGGATAGTTTTATATCATCCAAGGAAATAGACTTATTATTCTTTTTTAATTTACTCGACAACACATTCATTTCTTTACGCACGTTATTGAGACTTTTTTCATGTTCCTTTTGATGTTTTTTGATATCGCTATTTTCAATAACTAACTCTTTTAATCTGTTTGAACATCTCTGTAACTCATCGTCAAAGGTAACCTTTTTTTGAGTGTCCGATGTCGAGCTGCTTCTTTTTCGACTCATATAATGTATGCAGTTATTTTTTATTCATAAAAATGATTTAAAAATTATTAGCAGTAAATATGGACTTGGCATTAATCGAAGGGTTAATGGACACAATTGGTATTCAACAGTCGCGTATGAATATTAAAAATGAAACTGACTATGTTTCTATACCAGAAAATATAAGTGAAATTTTTAATATTGACAAAGAAGGTTATTATATGCATATTATTAATAATACTAAAAATGAAGACATAAATCAATGTGTTTGGAGTTTTTACCAGTGTATATTATATTTTCTTAATAAAAATTACCACTTAATGTCAGAACAAAGCAAAGAACAAAATTATGAATCTTTTCTTATTAAATTTAAGCAAGAAATAGAAAAAATGTTTTATATTATACACGATAAAATGGAGTTAAATGTACAAGATATAAATGATTCTAATCTGTTGAACATTTTAAGTAAGTACATTGATTATAAAATTGTTATACTGAATCCTAGTGAGAAATCCATTAAAATATATCCAGATACACTAAATAAGAGCAAAAAAATAGTTCTTTTAAAAGTAAACGAAAATATTTTTTATCCAATTTTTGATAAGCGTTTTCAAGGTTATGAATTTATAAATGAATCTTCCTATGGTCCTGCTAGTCTTGCTAGTCTTGCAAGTCCTGCTAGTCTTGCAAGTCCTGCTAGTCTTAATGAAAAAACTCTTATTTC